TTCATTGAACTGTCGATGTATGTTAGTCGAAGTTACATATGGGTTTTGGCCCATACGAATAGGGGCTTCGTTATGCTGCTCCATTACCTTCGTGGCAAAATCGCCAAAGAAGGACCTGAAGAGCAAATTGATGGAAAAGTCCACCTCATTAAAGAGGCGAACCTTCCCCTCACGAGCCTTAGAAGCATCGATAAGTTCAACTTTTGCGCAATCCTTAGAGAGGAGTAATGGTGGTAAACAATCCTCAAGGAGAGCGCGACGGTATTCTTTATAATGATCGAATACCATCTTACCTGCTGGAATATCGGTATTAGGGTACATGCCACTCCCACCTTCAGAACCCAGTGGTTTAAGCACTGGGCCCTTCGTATGTATACCATAGAGAATTTTCAATAGGGGTCCGCCTGAGGACGTAGTATCAACTGGAACGAGCGGCCGGCCTCGGATACCATTTATACTTTCGTATAAACTTAAGATCTTGCATCCGCTATAGCGCGAGACGCAATCCTGCATCACGATACCGGCAGCCTCGTCAAAGAGGTCTGTATCGAAGGTAGGTACCTCCCTAGCGTCATATTTTAGGCACTGGGTAAACAACGGGGATGGAATTCCACATGAATCAACAGCCAATTTAGATGTGTCCTCAACATAATTGAGGGTATAAGCTGCGGGAAGAGTTAAAGGCTTAGTAATCATATCAGGCCCAGTGACTTGCTTATGCGAGTCACGAGGGTTTGAGCGTATGGCTAGCTGTCGGGAAAAGCCGATGATATGGAGCCTATCACTGTATTGGTTATATTTAACCTCTTCCTGGGATTCACAGATGGCATCAGCGTATAACGTCGGAATGATGCCAACATGATTTGCCGGGACAAGTTCGAAGATGTCCAGGGAGGTGGGAGAGTCTTGATTAGGTTTAATGCTGCACTCACGAACAAAATGTTCGTAATCAGCGAGTGTAAATGTTGAATAATAAGACTTCTCAGTCTGATTATAAGCGTTATGGATACCGAGTACACGATACCCAATAGATGTGCGTGCAACTAGTGGAAAGCCGCAGTCACCAAGCTTTATAAAATCGCGAGTGCGATTCAGAGCTGTGGCAACATGCACAATAACACGCTCAGAGAGATTGAAATTTTGATTATCCGAAGATGTTATCGGATAAGAAGTCTTATCATAGAAGTTAATTAGGCCACCGAGTACTTGACACTCAGGGCCACACCGCATAAAGAAGCCGTATTTTGAAGATCCGACTTCTTCATCGGTGGTGAAGAACTTCTTAGATGAGGGAAGTTGTGGAAATTTAGATGTGGTGACCTTAACGACGGCAAGATCCCGCTCGCGTTCTATAAGAACGCACTTAGCGGAATATGATTTGGCCTCGTTAATGATGGAACACGGGTCACCAACTTTCTCAAACATATGAGAAACGGTCAAAATTAAGTTGTGTTGAAGATGAAGTCCGTAACAGACTCCATCGGAGGTATTAACCTGAACATAGGAACGACGAATTGAAGAATGCATCGTTTCAAGCATAGATGGTTCTTGCTTAATCATATCCTCCATGCGAAGCATATTATCATAAACTTTCGCTGTAGGAGGATGTTCCAGGATAATATCCTCATCGAAATCGGGATGGCGCAAGAGATAATCCTTAAGATTAAACTCATCATGACCTTTGGCAGTTTTAAGGTGTTCTACCACCTTATTAACCTCAGATGGAAGAGGTTGATTATTAATAGGTATCTCATAGGTATCTAAGATACCAGGCTGCCAAATCTCATGATGGGCGTTTGAACGAGCGCCTCGAGACATAGGTGCGGTTGCGCGTAACGCTGTTTTAGCATAAGTACGACCTCGACTCTCATGAGGAGAGTCGGAGTTATACCTGGTAACATGCGTTATGCGTGTGAGAACATCCTTTGCAGGATTACGCCCTCGAGATTCTTTAGGTGGGTCAGAATTAGGATTAGCTTGAAATGAAAGCTGATACTTGATGGCTTGACATAAACGAATAAATCCGTAAATGATACCACCAACGCACACCATGGATAGCAAGGAAACCCCTATCCAAAAGATAGGGTTATGCTTAAGATGGGTTTTGAGCCATAGTGCGCGAGTCGAGTACTTAGCATGAGCTCTTTGCTCCTCAATCTTATAATAAGTCACAAAGGGTGATGTTGTACCCTTAGCAACTTCAACTGCAAAAGCACGATTAATGGCTCGAAAGATGGATATGTCACAATCCATCATTGGGCCATCAAATTGATTATAAAGCCGTGCAGCTGCAAACTGAGCAGCGGAAACCACAATAGGAGTTGTGGAATCACGATGATAAACGAGCGTATCGCCTTGAAACTCAACTGGTATAGTTTCAGCAAGAGTGTCATTGCCATAGGTATAAGCAATGCCACCCTCATAATAATAAGTCTGTCCGGTTTCGGTAAGTCTAAGAAGAAGCGACTCACCTGGAAATGTTCGACCAAATGTAGCACACATTCGAGACCAGATGGATTCAAGGACAGCAGGATCGTTAGAGGGCTCCTCAACAACAAGCCATGTGGAAACCATGGTTTGGGAAGAGGCAGTAGGCCCACGTAAACGTGGAGCAACAATAAGTTTAAAGCCATTAGCACGTCCCATATAGGCCTCAATACACTTCTTCTTGGACTTTAATCCAACGAGAAGCTCATGTGCATTAGGTGCTTCAAGAATAACCGCTGGGTCCTTCATACAAGGGGGAAGTCCCTTGACGAGGACATACTCAGATGGTCGAGTAAGGAAAATACGGTAGTCCTTGAAGAGAGTGTTAAGGATTTGCTCACGATGCCCACAACGCCCATAGGCGTCATAGACAACAAAATTTTCGCCAAACGTATAAGTTTTCTGGAAAAGTTCAGGTGTCTGAATGACCTGACCGGTTTCGGTTGTGATGAAACCTTGTAGACCTATTCGGCGCAAGCAGCCCTGGGGGACTGCAACGCCAAACGAGCCATATCCTCTAGCATCATAAGGAACGGAGTAGTTAGCCCGACAAGGCCAGCCAATTTACGACTGATAGTGCCGAGCGGGTCCGCTTTAAAAGATAATTTTGAGAAAACGGTATTTGAGGTTAAAA